ACTACTGGAGAACATTTAGTTTATGTAAATGGAGATGCAGAAGTTTATGTAGGACCAACATCAGATGCTTTAGCTGCTTGGCATAGTTCTGACTTAGGTAGTGTTTCTACTTGTAAGCCAGTGTTTTATTATGCAGACGGTGGATTAAGGATAGCAGATTCTGTATTAGGAAATGCTTCTGAGACTATAGCTTTACAAAGATTAGTAAGAAGCGCAAATGGATATGCAGCTCTTACAGAAAGAATGGATTTAATTAATGATGGATTTGCTGGACCTGTAAATGCAGATTTTGAAGACAGTGACGCTAAAGATTGTGTGGCTGCAGCTAGTGGAGCAGAGGACGGAGAAAATCCTAGTTCTGACTTTCTAGTGCAGACATTACCTAGTGGAACAGATGGTTTATGGCCTGCAAGTACTTATACTTTTGGAGTTAGTTATGTATACTATGGCAATCAAGAGTCTAAAATATCTACAGGATTAACAAATATATCAGCAGACGGAACTATTACATTGACAGATGGACAGTTTCCAAACATTAGTGTTTCCATAGGAGACGGAGATGTTAAGCTAGCTGAAATACAAGGAATGAGAATATACTTAAGAGATATTAATAATCCTGATGATGAGTTTACTTTATTATTAGATATAGATTTTGAACAAGGTTCTAGAATATCTTTAGCAGACGACTTTGACCCTCTTGTAGATGGTAGTGGTTTTGACGTTACTAATGATGCTAAGAATGTAAACGCAGATAATAGAGCTTATGCTATTAAACAACCAGGACTTGATACTTATGCTACTATTAATGGATATTCTTCTGACGAAAAAGAAATATCATTTAACGGTAACACAGCTTATGGTTACAAAACTGCGGTTGTAGCTAATCAAAGAGCTTTTGTTGGTAATATAGACTATGTAGATTCTGAAGGTAGAACAAAAGTTATGGGAGATAGAATACAATATACTCCAGTAAGAAAGTATGACCTGTTTCCACAAAGTTTTTATTTAGACATTGGAACAAACGATGGAGACGAGATTGTTAAGTTAGCAGAGTTTAGAGATAAGTTATTTGTTTATAAAAAAGATAAACTATTTGTTATCAATATAGCTTCAGGTTCTGATGCTGGTTGGTATGTAGAGGCAGAATTAGAAAATAGAGGAGTACAATCTCCTGGAGCGGTATGTAAGTCAGATTTAGGATTAGTTTGGGTAAATGAGCACGGAATGTTTAGCTATTCAGAGCAAATACAAAAACTATCTAGCACTATAGATGACACAACTTGGCAAGCAAACATAGAAGCTACAAAAACAATTGTCGGTTTTATTCCTAAAAAGAATCAAATTTTAGTTGTTGGAAATACTGACGACACAACTCCTGTAGGATATTTATATGACATACAAACAAAGTCTATTGTTAATATTAATCATACTCACGTTTTAGAAGGAGATAAAATTACTAACTTTGTAGTGTATGGAGAAGAACTAGTTTGTTTGGCAGATAGCGGTACATTTAAAAGATACGACCCTACTCCTGCAGCGCAGACTATAGATATAAAAACAAAAGAAATAGATTTTAAATTGCCTTCTGTGGACAAAAGATTTTACTCTATATATGCTACTTATATCAATAATGGTAACACTGCTAATATTAAAACAGGAAGAAACGGAGCATCTCCTAGCGATGAATTTATAACAAGCGGACTTGAAAATGTTATGGACTCCTCGTCTTTATCGACAGAAGAGTTTATATTATTATCATCTAACAGAGATGGAAAGTCTCTGCAGATACAGATAGACGGAACTGCTAACGCTAGCTTTGAGTTGCAAGATTTATCTATCATACTAAGAGCGAAAGGACAAAGATAATGTCATTGACTAAGGGAAGAAGAATAGCGGGAACTAACAAACAAGTAAAGCGCGGAGCTATTGGCAAGAGCGAAATGAAGAACGGAGAAGAAGTTATACAGTATCATAATGGTAGACTTAAAGTTGTTAGAAAAGAATTTGGTAAAATGTTTGAACTAGAGTTTGTTCAACAAAAAGGACCAGCAGAACAAAAAGAATTAAAGACATTTGCTAAAAACTCTGATGTAAAAAAACCTCAGAAAGATGCAATCAAAGTTTTTAAAGACGGAGTAAGAGTTGCTAAAGGAAAAAACACATACTTTTCAATGCCAAGTTCTGGAGACTCTTCGGTAGCAACTGGAGAAACAGAGCAGTCATCTACTTCTGGAGAAATTTTAATTAAACCATAAATATTATGAATAGCACATCAAAAAACAGATACTTTACCATTGTTAAGATTGACTTACAGGAAAGATGTTAATACCGTGATAAAACTTGACAGAAATAAGAATATTTTAGTACTTTGTATAGATGAAGTTTATACAAATTTTGCTTATAATAGCAACAATAACTTTAACAGGAGATAATGTGAGCGTAAATAGCAATCAAATAAAATTATTAATTGAAGATGTATGCGTTCAATTGGGAGATAAGTATGCAAAAAAAGAAGCATTGGATATCGTATATGCGACAGGTCTTGTTGAAAGCAAGTACGAATATATACAACAATTGGAAGAAGGTCCAGCAAGAAGTTTTTGGCAAGTTGAACCTAGCACAGCCGTTGACAATTGCAGAAACTTTATATCAGCTCGTCCTGAACTGCTTCAAGCATCTGCTGATATTCTTGGGATTGACCCTTATTATTTTATTGATGCTAATATTGATGATTGGGACTGGATTCTTCGTACTAATATTGCTGCTGGTATTTTACATTGTAGAATTAAGTACTGGCGCGTACCAGAACCTATCGAAGAAGGCAAGGAAGGATTAGCAAAGTATTGGAAAGAACACTACAATACAGCAGAAGGCGCTGGCACTGTAGAACATTTTTTAGAATTAACGGAAGGTAAATTATAATGGCAAGTTTTTCACAATTAATAGGAAGATTAAAAGCTGAGCAACAATTAGGAAGAAACTTAGATAGAGCAAATCTAGGTATAGATGTAACAGATGAGAAGTGGCAGCTAGAAGAAGCTAGAGCTGAATATAGAAGAGATGTAGAAGAGGCTCAAAGACAAATGCAAGCTAATGCTTCTAAAAGAAGTAGAAGAGGTATGTTAGGAAATATCTTAGGAACCGTTATAGGGTACGCGATAGGTGGTCCAGCGGGTGCAAAGCTTTTAGGTTCTGCTATTGGAGGAGGCGCAGGCTCTTATTTAGGAAGAGAATCAGTTAGTCCTTATAAGACTACATTTACAACAGACCTACTTCCAGGTAAATTTTTGACAACAGCAAGAAAAAATTTAGACATGGACCTAACTTCATCTACCAACTTCGTAAGTGACCTAGCAGACCAACAGCGAACACAAAATTTTACCAACTCTTTAGGAGACGCTATAAATACATATACATTACTTAGCTCGCTTGGAGTGGGAACTCCAACACCTGAATCTGGAAAGACAGAAACGAAAAAGTCAGAAGAATCTATCTCAACTCAACCCCAAGTAAAGGTAGGTAGCTTGATTGAAGATTCTTTACTAGATACATCAAATATTTTAGGAGGTTCTCAGCCTTCTACTTATGACTATCAAGTAGGCGGTCCAGATGGACTTGTTGACCCTTTTGATATAATGACTGACGATGAAGGCGAGTTAGATTTATTTGGTGGTGCTCTTGATGCGGAGTATATTAATAGAATTTATGGCAACGATAGAAGGAATTATTAATTATGGCAATGTATGATGATATATTAAAACAAATGCAGTCATCTTTTACTGGTATGAGTCCAAAAAGAATGGGGCAACCAGGAGGTTTTATGAAACCTAACTTTAACTACCGAACAGACGATGACCCGTTTGGCGGTGGAGGCTCTGGCGATAACCCTGGAGGAGGCTCTGGCGGTGGAAGTGGAAGCGGAGGCGGAAGTAGTTCTTACTATTCTCCTACTACATATGGCGGTCAATATACATCTACTTTTTCTGATATATCAAGTATACTCGGTGGACAAGGATTGGGAGCGGGATTTTTAACCGACCCTGGAAGTCAATATGGATACGGCTCTGACTATTCTGAATACTTTGGAACTTTTGACGTCGGAGGGTATAATCAAGCAGCAGATGCTCTAAGAGCTAGAGAATCTCAACTTTTAGGAAATGTTGGAAGAGAATTTCAAGCAGGAACAGAATCAATGCAAGCAAACCTACAAGATACTTTACTAAAAATGATGGGAGAAGAAAGTACTACTGGTCTTGTTGGAGGTAGACAATCTTATAGAAGAGACTTGACTAGAGAGGGTGGACAAGAAAAATTAGAAAGACTTGGAGAAGAAACTAGAATGAGATATTCAGGAATTCAGGAAAATATAGGGTCACAAATGGGACAATTAGAAGGAACTTTGTTAGACTTTATATCCAACCAAGCTAATGTAGCTATGAACTTAATGCAAGCAGATGCGAAAAGAAATCAAAATACTTCTCAAAACACTGGTTGGAAAGCACAGCCTAGAGGAAACTCTATGACTGCTTCGCAACTAAGCCAATATTCAGGAATCTTTTCAGACTTATCAGAATCCAGCGCAGCCTTTAATGCGTTTGTAGCAACAGCTCACAGCAATTTAGATGCAAATCAGTTGTCAGAGTTGGCATATGCTATATATAATCAATATCAAACCGACGAAGAGGACCACGCATAATGGCAAGAAACCCTTTATATCCAAAACCACAATCAGTAAGCCCCTATGACAGACTTCAAGAGACTTTAAGTAAGGGAATACAACAAATTGCTAAAACAAAACAACAAAACGATTTAATTAGTTACCAAAGACAAAAAGACGCGTTGGATGCTAAGGTAAAAGCAGAAGAGGACTTAAATGACAAAGAACAAACTTTTAGAAAAGATATCTATAACCCTATTTTAAAGGCTATAGCTGAAAAAAAGTACGATGAAGCAGAATACCTTATTGGAGAAAGAGGTGAAGGTGAGAACTCTATTTATTCAATGAGATTTAACTCTATGGTAAGACCAGAAAATTCTTCATTTTTTAAAAGCATAGATGACTTGAAATTGGATATTGCATCAGCAAAAGAAAAATCTTTGACTGGTGAAAAAATAACTAGGTCTTGGTTAAGCAGAGATAAAAGCATAGATAAATCTGCTGTATACGACCAGATGTTACAAGCTTATGGTGATGGAGATATGACGCAAACAGAGTTTGATTTTGCTATGAAAATAGGACAAAAACAACCTTGGTTTTCTTCTCTTGGGTTAAGTAAAACAGAGATAAAAGGCGGTCCAAGTAGAGATGCTATGCAAGCAGATATGAAGACAACGATGGGAATATTTAACAGATATAAAGACGACAACTTTTATACTTCTGCAAAAGGATTTCAATGGGCACAAGACACATATGGTACACAAGGTCTTTCTGATATGATGAGAGCAGCTGGATTAGATGCTGATGACGATGAAGCTATGGAAAAATTCAGAAAAAATCTTTGGAGAACTAAACGAAGTTCACCTAATGCAAGAACGGCTATGGAGGCGATAAAAATATCTGCTTTAGAAGGAGGTCCTAAAGATAAAAGTTTATTTGAACTTTATGGAGAGGGAGTATCTCCTGGGCAATCTAGTGGTCAGCAATTTCTTGTAAATACTTTTTTTGGTCTAGCAATAGAATCAGACCCAGAGTTAAGAGGAATAAATGACAGAGGTCAGTTATTGGAAAAACTTAACGACGAAGGCACTCAAGAAAGAATTATAAGAATAGTAGAAGAATATTTAGGACCTTATGAAACTTGGTCAGATTACATGGCTACTCTAGACAAGCCAAACTCAAAATTTAGAATAAGATTAATAGAGGACTAATACATTGCCAAACGGACCAACAAATCCACAGATAGATTTTGAAAATTCTATATCATCGAGCAAGCAAGCTGGTTTTGATGCATATACAGGAAACCCAAATTTGCTACTATATCCAGAAATGCCTGACTGGAATCCTGGTCCATACTCTGAAAAAGACTCTTACTTTAACGACCCTGAAAAACAAAAAAGCATTGAAAAATTAAAATCTCAAATCACAGAACTTCCTAGTAAAAAACAACCTGGCATGCTTTCGGTAGGCAATTATGAAGCCCCTACAGGAGAAGACTTAAAAGCTTCTATAGGTCATTGGAACAATGCTGTAAGATGGTCAATAGGTGCATACCAAGGACCAGGAGCTAGAATGTTAAAAGATTCTTGGAATAGAAGTGTTCCTGGAATAGGAGAAACGATGTTGTACGGTAAGCAACCATTTGCTTTGCCTTTAGGAGATGAGTCCTGGTTATATAATATTGGAGTTGCAGTAGGAGGATTTATAATGCCTTCAAGAGAAAATATTGCTGTAACTGCAGCCTCGCTTGGATTAAGTAAGGTTGCAAAAGCTGGTATGACATTAGGAGGAACTAATATAGGTGTTGATTCTTTTAATAAAATGATGGCAAAAAGAATGATTGCAAAAGGAACGATGCCAAAAAGATTAAGTAAAGATTACGTTAAAAACATGAATAGACTTTTGGGTACAGAGGGTATTACTTTTGCTAATCTAGATATGTTATATGGCTCAACATTAAATATGAGAGACGCCATAATAGAAGGAGATTACGATTTAAGCAAGTTTGACGGTTTAAGTGAAATGGAAAGATATAACTTGTTTGCTAAAGAGCTTGTTAATTATGCAGACCCTAAAGATTTTTTAAAAGGATATAGTATTGGCATAGGTGCTGGCGTTGGATTTCGTTATGGTAGATATTCTAGAAGAGGACTTGAATCTCCATTTATGTCGAAATCATATAAAGGTATCGCACCAACAAAGAGAACTGCAGGAATGGGAGTTGCAGGAGAAGTAATAGGAGGAGTTACTGCTGCTGGAATAGTAGAGCCTGAATTTAGAAAGGTACTACAAGACATAGAGGGAGGCGAAGTAGGTTTAGTTACTTTAATGATGGGAGCTGTTGCTGCTTCTTATGTTCCTAGTGGGATTAGAAATGTTTATAAAACTGGAAAGTTTGCTCCTGGAGTACAAACAAGAAGTTTAAATTTAGAAGAATTTGCTGAAGCGAGAGCAGAGGGTGCAAATTTAGCTGGCTCTAGAAAGAGAAAAAAAGATGTATATACTAGAGTTCAAGACCCTTTAATTAAAGTAGAAAACACTTCAACAGATGTAACATCAAAACCTATTTTTGAAAAAGATGTAGATGGTAACCACAAACTGATAGGTTATGAGGCAGACCAATCAGATATGGCTATAAAAAGAATTAACTCAAGACAGTTACCAAAAGGTATGGCTACTGGACCATATATGAACACCAATATTAAAGGTATGATAGTAAGAGCGGATGGAAGTGTAGAGAATGCAATCCACGAGATACCAAAAGATTTGAATATTAAAATAGATAGAAACACTTTAAAAGTAACTGACGACGGAGTAAAGTTTGAAGTAAAAGCTGGAAGACTAAGATATCAATTAGATGAAAGTAATTCTGAATTGCTTTTTAAATTTTATACTTCTCAACCTGGGTTAAGAAAGAAATTTGAAGCAAACAATAAAGGAGTATTTAATCAAAAGTTTGCAATGACTAGAATTAGAAGAAAAGCTTTAGAAGATTTAAAAAATAATGCTTATTCAGGTAAGGATGGATTGAGGAAAGGAGACTGGGAAAAAGCTATATTTGGCGTTGGTAATGAATACGGTATAAAGAAATTTCAAAATCCTAACAAGTTGCCTGATATAAATGAAATGTCTGATATAGAAATGAGACTTATTACAGAGCAGTTTGGAGATTTAGAGTTATTAAAAAATAACGAAAAGTATATATCTGATAATTTTTTTGGACAGCTTGAAAATATTAGTGGAACAGAAGGAAATTCTTTAGCAGAAAATATGGCGAGGTCTTTATTTGCTGGTTTTCAAGCCAGTTTAAAAAGCCCCGCAGCAAAAACTCTTGCAAAAATGACTGCACAAACAGATAGAAATGTTACTACAACTGCTACAGATAGAGTTGTAACTTTTCAAAAAGCATTAGGAATGGATACTTCTGTTATAAGTTTGAAAAAAGCTATTCTACCTATATCTAGAAAATTTGGATACAATCCTTTTCAAAGCAGACTAACAGAAGAGTGGTTAGTTGGAAGGTATGATAACGTTACATTGCAAAATGGTACAAAGATACCTAACGCCTATAAGACCTATCAAAAACTACAATCTGGAGAAATGATTAATAAAGATTTTATGGCACAAATGGTCAAAGAAACAGACAAGCTTATAAAAAGAGCAGATAAAAAAGGAGGAATGTTTCAAATTACTCCTGAAGAAAGATTCTTTTTAAAGAATAGAATCAAAATTATTAAAAATTCAAGAAGAGTTTTTGATGAAGTTTATGATGATGCTCTTGCAGCGAAAATGAAGTTAGCTGGTAGGCAAAAATGGTACTTTCCTACTGTAGTAAAAAAACCAATAAGAGACGCTATTTATAGTAATATGTTAAATATTTCTCAAAAAATGAAAATTATTATGAAAGAAATGGATAGCTTGAGTTTAGACTCCGATATAGCTTTAAGAAATTTAGATGAAACTCAAAAACAAAAGCTTACAGAAACCCTTGAAGATTATGTAAGAAGACTTGCCAGTTCAAAAGACGAAGCAGAAAGGTCTTTTTCAGACATATGGGAATTAACAAAAAAAGAAATGACAGACCCTAATAGCGGAACAACTCTTTCTGATGTGCCAGACTATGATGTTTGGGCTAATATAAATGCAACAATATACAATGATGGTTTTCAAACTTATGCTCCTCTGCAAAAAAGCAAAAAACTATTAGGACCTGGTAAAGACGTAGATGTAATGGCTTTAGTCATGAAAAGCAAAATGGATTTGATAGATAAAAACATGGTAACTGTAGGTACAGACTATTTCAACGGAGCTACGAAAGCTATAGAATTAAATAAAATGTTTATGCCAGAAGGAGCTTTATTTGAGACTCTTATAAACAAAATAGACGATTCTATAGAATTAGAAGGGCCAGGGGCATTTATAGGAAGCGTAGTTAATCGAGGGTCTGATGTTTCTACAGAAAAACTTCCAGCTTTTATCGTAAAAGAAAAAGACGCTGTAAGACTTTTAAAAGAAACAATTACTGGAGAAGATGCTTTTACGAGAATGAATCAGTATACAGCTGGTGCAATGAAAGCAGCAGAAATAGAGTTTATGTTTAAAATAAATTTTGGTACTGCGGTAATACCTAATATGACTCAGACATTGATATCTACATTACCTCAGCTTGGTGCTGCCTCTACAGTAAGAGGCTTAACTAATTACTGGTTTAACCCCGAAGTAAGAGATATGGTAAAACGTTCTGGAGCTACAGCTTTAAATCTGTACGATGAACTTCTTGGTGGTAGTAGAGCTTTACAAAGAGGTCAGTCTAGAGCAACTGGAGGTCTTACGGAAAGCTATGCTAGAGAAGTTTGGGGCGCTAAAGATTATTGGCAAGTCGCACAAGACGTTGCTTCTAAACCATTTATGACTGTTAACGTCTGGAATAAAATTATTGCTGCTTCTGCTGCAGAAGATTATATTATAAAGATGACTAAGATGTTAGATGGCAAACCTGGATTTGATATTGGTATGCCAACTGTACTAACTGGAGCACAAAGGCAGGCATATGCAGCTGCCAAAGCGAAAAAAATATTCAATTTAAATCCAAAAGAACTTACGAAATTTAAAGATTCTATTATTAATAGAACTTATACTACTAAAGCTCAATTAAGACAAAAGAAAAAAATTATGGGAGCTATGGAAAGATTTGCTCAACAATCACAGATGGGTAGAGATTTTGAGTTAGACGCTTTAGGGTTTACCGACCAATTTACAAAATCATTGTTATTATTTAAAAGATTCCCTATTAGGCAAGCTAGATATATGTTAGAAATGCAAAAGTTTGAAATTCAACATGGAAACATATTACAACCTTTGGCTACTTTTGCGTACGGTGCAGTTGGAGGTGCTATGGCTTCGGATTCAAGAGATGCATTTATACAAGCATTATCTGGAAATAGAGCTTTTTATGGACAAAGAGAACAAAGTAATTACATAGATAAGATAAACAAACAGTTTTTTAAAGGCGAAGGAAAACAGCTTGATTTAAATGATGGTTTAGAAATACTAGCAGGTGCTGGTACTTTAGGTTCTTTTGGAGATATTATAGCAAACATGGATACATTTTACAGCAGTGTAGAGTTTGCTGTTAAACCTTTAATTCTAGATGATATGATTAAACTCGGAGGGGTTATTTTTGGAGAACCAGGAGATGAAGGGTTGATAGAGGCACTGTTTTTCCAGGGTAGCGAACCTGTTGATATTGCAATGAGAAAATTATTAAGAGAGAACGGTCCTGTGTTTGGTTCTATGCCAAATGCTTTCTTTAAAAGATATCACTATTCTCCTGTTATTGTTCCTTTGACAGATATAGAACTTGCTCAATATCCAGAAGGTTTTGAAGAAGATAAAGTTCTATCTATGAAATCAAACATGATATCTGATGTAAACGAGATGTTAATGTTTAGTTATGATGACAGTGGTAATCCAGAAGTAGGTTATATGCCTAAAAAGCTTGACAATTATAAAGAGGTTTTAGCAGAAGCGAGAGAAAAGATTGTACAATGGAATAGCTCTATATATGTCAGAAGATTCCCTGTTGGAGAAATTACGCCAGAAGATTACAGTTACGACAGAGTAATGGAATATTATGCAAGATTTGTAAATAGACACGAAAAACATTATAAAGCTAATCCAAAAAATGAGTTTGGTTTTGTTGATGACGGAACAGTCATTGAAGGAAGAGGAAAAATGGCTTTTGGTAAACTACGAGAAGACTTCCCTTCAGAAGAGTCTTATCAAAAAGCATTAGAAAAGCAAGAAAGTATTAGAAAAAAGAGAAAAGAAGAAAAAAAGGAAAAAGGAACATTAAAAGGAATATTACAACAATAAGGATATATTATGGCAAATAAATTACAACAAAATTTGAGTTTAGCGAAAGAATTACTAGGAGGCAGTAGACCATTAAGACGTTCTGGAGCTACACCTTTGAGTTTAGAGGAAGAATTACTAGGAGGCAGTGATAAATTAACAATACAAGATTACTTAGATTACTTTGGAGAAAAAAGTGCTATGTCTGACGATGTTTTAGACCAGTTATTTGGTACTATAAAATCAAGAGGAGACTATATGGAGTCTCAAAGAGGACAAACTATGACTCCAGAAATGATGCAATTAATTATGGGAGCAGTAGAACCAGGCGGCGGTATAAAGACTGCAGGTAAAGCAGTTGCAAAAGGTGGTAAAAACATATTAGATATATTAAGGGAATTACTTGGAAGAGGTAAACCCGAAATGGGAGATGTGATGTCTGGTTTTAAAAGAAGAAGTCAACCTTCTGAGTTTTTAACAAAAACAACACCTGGACAACAACAGTTGTTTCAAGACTATATCTCTGGAGCAACGAAAAGAATTTCAGAAAAAAAAGCATTAAAATTAACTCCACAAGACCTTCCAACTCAAGGACAAGTTTTTCCAAATTTAAAGCAAAGTCCTATCTCTAGAAGAACTCCAGAGCAAAACGTAGTTAGAAATATTATGAAAGCTATTGATAGACAAGCTAGAGAATCTGGAGCTAGAAGTTCGGAGAGTTATTTTTACAATCAAATGGGCTATGAGACTTTGATAGACCTACTTAAAAAAGCTGGCAAATGAACCAAAACGTAGAGACAAAAAATAAACAAAAGACAATAGCAGACTTTCTTTTTAAGAAAGCTCCAGA